CTGACGAACAGGTCGACTGGGTAAAGAAGTTCAACTCAACTCGCAATCAAGACGAAGTGATGCATCTACTTGCACAAATGAGAGAACAAGCACAAAACATCTAGCCCGCTGGACTCCCGTCCTGTCGGGAGAAAGAAATAACAGGCAATGACCAAAACACAAACGAGTGACCTGCTCACAGACCAGGTTGCATTTGACAGGATTGCGTATTTCGCACTCCGTAGCGAACTTTTGTTCGACGCGGTTGCAGACGTTATGCCAGTCGCACAAGCAATGCCAGGTTCATCGGTGAAATTCACCATCTTTAATGACCTTGCTGAGAAGACTTCAACGCTGACCGAAGACACTGACGTAACGCCAGTTGTCATGGGTGACAGCCAAGTTGAAGTGACCCTCAACGAATACGGCAATGCCGTTAACACGACAGCCAAGTTGCGTGGAACTTCGTTCCTCGACGTGGATTCCGCAGCAGCCAACCTCGTTGGCTACAACGCTGGTATCTCCGTTGACGGAGTTATCCGTGACGTGCTTGCTGGTGGAACCAACGTAGTGTACGGCGGTGGCGGTTCGTCAACCCCAACTGCACGTACCGAAATTGCTTCCGAAGACATCATCGAAGCGAACGACGTTCGCAAGATTGTTGCTGCTCTCCGTAAGGCAAACGCTGTGTCGTTCAACGGCATGTACATGGGTTTCATTCACCCTGACGTGTCCTACGACCTCCGCCGTGAAACCGGCGTGGCTTCGTGGCGTGACCCGCACGTGTACGTTGACGTAGCAGGCATTTACAACGGCGAAGTCGGAGCCTTCGAAGGTGTGCGTTTCATTGAAACGCCACGTGCGAAGATTTTCGAGAACGCCTCAAACGGCTCAGGCTCGACTGGCACCGTGGATGCGTATTGCACCCACATTGCAGGTCGTCAGGCTCTTGCAAAGGCACACAGCATTGTCGATGGCAATGGTGCGTTCCCACGCGTAGTCCGCGGTCCTGTGGTCGACGTGCTCAGCCGCTTCCAGCCTGTTGGCTGGTACTGGTTGGGTGGCTACGCACGATTCCGCGAGGCTTCGCTGCGTCGCATTGAGTCGTCGTCAAGCATCGGCGCGAACTAATTAGTTCAGCCAACTGAATGTGGTGGCGTGGGTCTTGCTCCCCCGAGACCCACGCCACCGCTTCGTGTTATCATGTCTGTGAGGTAACTGATGTCCATTTCTAATTACGCTGAAAACAAATTTCTAGATGTTCTCCGTGCACAGTCTTTTTCGGTAAGCAACGTTTATGTGAAGTTGCATACTGGTGACGCTGGCGAAGCAGGTACAAGTAATGCCGCCACAGAAACCACTCGCAAAGAAATTACGTTCAATGCCGCATCATCGGGTTCGATGGCTGCGTCTGCCACGGTTGAGTGGACGAACGTTTCTACCACCGAAACGTATAGCCATTTCTCTTTGTGGGATAACGTCAGCGCAGGCAACTGCCTGTGGACTGGCGCACTTTCATCTTCGGCTGCTGTTACTGCTGGGGACACCTTCCAAATCACTGCGCTGACTCTCAGCCTCGACTAAGTGAGGTAGCCTGATGGCTACTGGAGTCACCGACTTTACGTTCGGTTTCACGGACACGCCTGGATTTCGCGAGTTTGAAGAAATCCCAAACTACGCCTATCGCAAGGTCGTCTATTTCGCTTCGCCGTTTGCCGCTACGCAAGGATTTTTTAAAGGCGTAGTTGCACGTACCGCTTCCGCATCAGGAGCAGGTACACAATCGGCAACAGGTCTACGGATAGTTCTCCGTACCGCCACAGCGTCAGGGTTAGGTTCGTCATCAACTACTACTGTGCTGGTTGCCATCCGTACGGCAACCGCATCGGGTACGGGGACTTCTGTTGCGGATGGTGAACGTGTTGTTCTTCGTTCGGCTACAGCAAGCGGGCAAGGTTCGACGAGTGGTGGGGCAACAGGGTTGCATATTGCGCCTCGTACAGCAACAGGTTCAGGAGTCGGTTCCTCCACCGTCACATCGTTCTCTGTCCGTGCTTACACCGCCACTGGGAGTGGTCAAGGTTCGCAATCTGCTACAGGGCTACGAATCGTGGTTCGCACCGCTACCGCTTCAGGTACTGGAACGTCCACAACTTCGGAGCAGGTTCTCAGGACGCGTACAGCGTCCGCTACAGGGGTGGGGTCATCTACTGCCAGCAGCCTCCATATCGCGCCCCGTACAGCATCTGGGGCAGGCTCAGGGCAATCCACCATCACGTCATTCGCTGTCAGGTTCCGCACGGCCACAGCATCAGGTTCAGGCAGCCAGGTGTGTGTCGGGGTTCCTGTCAGGTTCCGTACCGCTACCGCTTCAGGTGTTGGCAGCCAGTCGGCTACCCAACTCAAACTGCTGCTGTTTATAACACCCGTCGGTGATGTGACTGCTGCCGCTGACCGTTTTGATGATTCGATAGCAGGTCGCCTGTTCCGTTACGCCCAAGGAACTTCATCAGGGGCGAATGTTTACAAACTTACTGACGGAACATTCACCCAAGTTGAGCAACGAGAATATGAACGCATCGTCAAGGTGTATCACGGTGGCAGCAAAAACTTTGTTACCGCTGAGGAGAAAGCTGAACTTGTTTCCGCAGGGTATGGTGAGTACATAACATGAGCACCTTCAGACCCCCAACCGACGACTTCGTAGTATTGGGCGTACCACCGAAACCTGACGATTCCCAAGAAGTACGGCTCGCCTATTCTTTGTTCCGCCACTTTGATGCCGAACCCAGAGGTAGGAACGTGTTCCTGCTTACCAACGGCACCTATACGGAGAACGAACCAAACGATATTGCAACGATTAGCAAAGTGTATTGGGGTGGCTCAGATAACGAAGTCTCAGCCGATGAGGTTGCTAGTCTTACAGCGGCAGGTTACGGCACATACATTTCGTAGGGGATTATGAAGCACACAGAAACACATCCGATGCTTGATGTTGAAGGCTGTTTTGCTTGCCGGATATCGCATGTTCGTGTGTCAGGGGCTGCTATGCCGACACGCCAAAACGTTTCTTCTATGAACGGTAAAGAGAAACAGTTGGATAAAGACTTGGATGCCTACAAACGGATACGGCGTAGCGGAGGACAACCCGAAACGATTGACGGTTCTGCCCGCATGGAAAAAACAGTCGATTGAACTATCAATCTTGGCAAGGTTATCCGCATCCGCGATACGGCTACGGAGCAATGTGGCACAACTTTGTGCGTCACGTCCCCAACGACATCACACTCCACGAACATGCCGACGTAATGGTCAACATGTTGCAGCCCTACCAAATCAAAGGTTTCCACAAAGGGCAACATCGAACCTGTTTCACAATGTGGGAATCCACAGAGTTAGACCCGCGTGGTGCACTTTGGTTGGATTTCTATGACCAGATTCTTGTACCTTGCGACCACAACCTAGAACTCTTTTCTCGCCACCACAAGAACGTAAAGAAAGTGCCGTTAGGGGTGGACCACACAATTTGGAAAGCCACTCCACGCCCCAAGAACAAACGATTCAGGTTCCATGCCGGTGGTTCACAATGGTTACGCAAAGGTTTGGACATCGTATTGGAGGCGTTCAAACGAGCCGACTTGGATGCTGAACTACATTTGAAACCGAACCCTGAAGCACATGGCGTTCCGCCACTTACCCTGCCCGACAACGTATTCATGCACAGAGAATGGTTCACCGAAGAAGAAACCGTCAAGTTTTTCAACGATGCCGACTGCTACATTGCGGCCACAAGAGGTGAAGGATTTGGACTCATGCCCCTACAAGCAATGGCTATGGGCATCCCCACTATCATCAATGCTTCCTCGGGTCAAGCAGAGTTCGCGGACCTTGCCAGCATCGTTATCCCTCACGGACAATCCAAGTCGATTTACGGGGGACTGTGGGACGAGTCCAACCCCAACGATTTGGCTGACGCCATGCGCACCATGTTTGCAGATTACGAAAACCATAAAACGTCAGCAAAACTGAGGGTCCGCAAAACGAAGGTATGGTCGTGGGATAACGCTGCCCGTCAGTTGGCAGACACATTGCCCGTCGGCAATCTACTTGAAAACCCCGAATGGGAACCTTCCATCCTCAGATTGCCTATGCGCGTCAAACGTAAAGTCTCAGGAAGTATCAACGGCAAAGGGTTCACCTACCTCCCAGGGCAAGAGTATGTCGTACCAGAGAACATTTATCAAGTAGTCTCTGATAGCGGAAACTTACTAGGAGCAACATTATGAAAAAGAAAGCCAAATCCAAAGTGAACGCTGCTGGCAATTACACGAAGCCAGAGATGCGCAAACGCCTGTTTAACAGAATCAAGGCTGGCACCAAGGGCGGCGACCCAGGTGAGTGGTCTGCGCGCAAGGCGCAACTGCTTGCATCTGAGTACAAGAAGGCTGGCGGAGGTTACAAGTAATGGCTCTGGCCAAGTCGCAGAAGTCGTTGAAGAATTGGTCGTCGCAAAAGTGGCGCACATCCGACGGCAAACCGTCGAAAGGCAAGAAACGCTATCTGCCTGACGCTGCATGGAATGCGCTCAGCCCATCAGAAAAGGCCGCAACAAACAGAGCAAAAGCCAAGGGAAACAAAGCTGGCAAACAGTTTGTCAAGCAACCCAAGAAGGTTGCGGAGAAAACAAAGAGGTACAGGTAATGGCCAAGACTCCAGCGTGGACGCGCAAAGAGGGCAAGAACCCAAAGGGTGGACTCAACGCCAAAGGTCGAGCATCCTACAAAGGCGGGACTCTGAAGGCCCCAGTAAAGTCAGGCGACAATCCACGTCGCGCATCCTTTCTGGCTCGCATGGGAAACATGCCCGGACCCGAACGCGATAGTAAAGGAAAGCCAACTCGCCTGCTATTATCCTTACAGGCTTGGGGCGCGTCATCTAAATCAGATGCACGCAGCAAGGCTAAGGCAATATCCGCACGAAACAAAGGGAAAAAATAACATGCCAAAAGTTGGAAACAAGAAATTCGCGTACAACGCCAAAGGGATGGCGGCAGCAAAGGAAGCAGAAAAGAAGGCTGCCATGGATAAGAAGAAGAAGAAGAAGAAGTGACGAAACCCAAAAAAGGAAAACCAGCAAAAGAAATTGCTGGTCCACCAAAAGCCAAAAAGGGGAAACGCACCCGTGCGAGTTCCGCCAAGGCTCAGGCTGGTTCGTTTCCGGGTTACGGGGGCTACACTTACTAAATGACTACGGTTGCGACTGTCCTTAACAGGGCATCGCGCCAAATGTTGGCGGGGGTCGTTGAAGAACGCAACAAATTGGCTGCGAGCCTCACGAGTAACGATACGAGCGTTGTCGTTGCTTATGACATTGGCGGCTTTCGTGCTGGTTCTGTATTCGAAATCGGCTCTGAACTCTTTTACGTTTGGGACTCGAACCCGGCAACAAAGACAATTACGGTGGAGCGCGGGTACTCGGGAACGACTCCTTCGTCTCATTCGTCGGGGGCGTTACTAACACTTAGCCCGCGATTCCCTCGCGCACAAATGCTTGACTCGCTTAATGCGGACCTCGACGACCTTTCGTCTACTACGAACGGACTGTTCCGTGTCGTGTCCTTAGACCTGTCATACAACGGCTCCGACAGACAAGTTAACATTTCTTCTTCTGGAACGATTATCCAGTTGCTTGATGTGCGTTTACGTTACCTCGCAGACGACCACCCAGTAATAAGTAGAGTGCGTCTGCAAACCGGTTTGCCAACAAGTGATTTTGCATCTGGCAACACTCTTGTCCTTGATGAGCCAATAATGGCTGGAACATTGCGCGTCCGTTACAAAGCCCCGTTTACCCGTGCCACCAACGAATCAAGCGACCTGACAACAGATTGTTTCCTTCCGGCAACATGCGAAGACATTGTCGAAATGGGCGTTGTGTTGCGGATGATGGCTGGAAGGGAGATTAAACGAAACTTTATTGAATCACAGGGGGACACCCGCCGACCAGACGAAGTGCCGGCTGGTTCCGTAACCAATTCTGTTGCCAATATTTTACGCCTGCGAAGAGAAAGAATTATTGCAGAAGCGGGGCGCCTTAAAGCATTGCACCCAATCAAGTTTAGGAAGTAGCCAATGGCTACGTTGCCACGTTTCAGGGACTCCTTCCGCCCAGCGGTGGCGTTTTACACGGGCTCCGGAGCGACCGAGTTGGTCCCCGATGTTTTTCCAATTGCAATCAATGGACGCCCGTACATGGTTGACACAAAGAGCAATGATTTTGTTCGTCAGTTTGACGCCCGCACCCGCGACTCGGTCGACCAATCGGCAGAGCCGGGTGAGTCGGCCCTAAACCCACAGGGATTGTGGCGCCGTTCGCAATCGTCCTGGCACTATGGAGCGGGACAACAATACTCCGACGCGGCAGACTCAGAGAACTACCGTTTTTATTTAAGTAAGGGCGTAAACGTTTGGGACAAGGGCCGTCTTACTTTGTTGCCCGAAACAGTACAGAAGTATTCGTCTGCGAACAGCAATCTGCATCTTGCCACAGCCGATACCCGTCTGTACATTACGGATGGTCAAACACTCAAATACTCTACGGACCTAACATCTTTTACGACGGTCACAGGTACGAACACATCCAATTTGTTTTCGATTGCGTCTGACGGATACGACGTTTTCTTTTCGTATGCCGATGGCGACATTGACCAAACCAATGCAGGTACGGATGCGGCATCGAATTACATTACGGGTATTGAGGCGGGCTATTTGGCGTACGTCAAGGGACGTCTAATGGTCGCAGGGCAGGGCACCGATAAACGCAAGATTTGGAACATCACGACTACCGCTGGTTCGTCGGCAAACAACCCGTCTCCCTTGTTCACGCATCCAAACGCAAACTGGACGTGGGTGGGTTTTGCTGCTGGGCAGAACCAAATCTATGCAGCAGGCTACGCAGGCAATACCAGCCTCGTCTACAAAATCAGCATCAAAACAGATGGCACAGGTCTTGACGTTCCATTGGTTGCCGCTGAACTGCCATTGGGTGAAATCATCACCAGCATCCACGGCTATCTAGGGTTCGTGGTAATCGGTTTGAGTGACGGGTTCCGCCTCTGCTCGTCAGATAGTGACGGCAACTTGGTGATTGGTCCGAAAATTGTGACGGGTTCGTCGGTTGAGGAGTTCGCTGGTGTCGGACAGTACATCTATTTCGGATACAAGAACTTTGATGGCACCTCAACAGGTATCGGACGTATGGACATCTCAGTGTTTATTTCAACAAACCAGCCTGCGTATGCCTCAGATTTGATGGTGACAGGTCAGGGTTCTATCCCTGACGTGCACGAGTTTGGTGGTAACCCCATTTTCACGGTTGCAGGTTTAGGGTTGTACGCCCAACACGCCACGAACCTTGTTGCGTCAGGATTCCTACGGTCAGGCATCTACCGTTGGGGTGTACCAGATGCGAAGTTCATCCCCAAACTTGACATCCGCTGCCTGCCACTCAAGGGCTCTGTGAGTGTTTCGGTTGCTGCAGATGATGGTGATTTTTATGACTTCGAAACAGTTTCCGTAGAAAACGTAAAGGAAAAATCCTTTGACGGTCTTGAGCAAAAGATTTTTGAGGCAGAAATCAAGGTCGCTTTGGCCCGTTCGGCTGGCGGCACGACAGGGCCAACCCTGACCCGCTGGATGGCTCGCGCCTACGCCGCCCCATTGCGCAGCCAACTGTTCACCGTTCCCATTGTTATGCACCACAAACTTTCAA